TTATGCGGCGAGCGCGGCTGTCAGATGCTTGGGCCCGGTATAAATGATCACTGACGCTGCTTCGGCCAGAGCGGTAGCGGCCCTTCGGTTGTCCTCCTCATCGCCGGGCTCCAGGATTACGCGCCGTAGGGTATCCTCGTGGGCATTCTTGATGTCCAGCATCTTGCCGACAGCGCGGTAGACCAGGCTCCAATCAACCTTGCCATCCTTGGTGGAGACAGTCTGGATTAGCGTCGTCTGCCCGCTCTCGGTCTCGATGGCGAAGGGGAGTGTCAACTGGTGCCCGCTTGCGCCGACAATCTTGTAGTCAGTCCTGAGTGCTTTCGGGTAGGCCGCCTTCAGGGCGGAGCCAACCACCTGGTCAAACCGCGAGATGGGCGATGGGCGCATCTTATTGCAGGCGAAACCGACATGCTCAGCGGCCTCAATGAACCGGGCGAGGTAGAAGCCCAGTTGACTCTCCGGGCATGCCTTGAAGATTTCGCCTTGGTCGGATAGCTCCAGGCCGCTGGCTGCGACTAGTTCAGCCATCTTTCGACCTCGCTCGGCCGTCGGCTTGACACCATGCGTCATGGCCACAAACAGTGTGTCTGCGTTGTCGCTGATGCGCACCTGCCCATTACCCAGGTGCTGGATGTAGGCGCCGATCAGGTTGCCGTCAAAGGGCAGCGTCAGCGGGGATTCGAGGTAAAACAGCCCCTCAGCCACCGGCTTACACTTGAACCCGAGCTGGGCGCCGATCAGAGTGCAGTTCATACGTCAAATCCCATTTGGCCGAATTCCGGCAGTTCGAAGCGTGGGGCGCCAATGATGTTTGCCTTCGCTAAGAATAGCTCCCACAGTGCCTGGACAGTAGTACTATCCAGGGGTTCCGCATAACCATAGGACGCTTCGGCGATTGGCATATGCAAATGTGGGTGGTCGACTACTTGTTGGTAGAATGGAAGGCCGACTCCAACCTTGTTCATATGCGAACTGGGTCCATTGTCGTCGATAGCCACGACGCGCGACTTGTTCACTATCAGCGTGATTGACAGCGTGTCTCGCACGCCGGGTACCGGGCTCTTCTTATAGTACAGTTCGACGAACCAATCCTCGGCGAACGTGCTCTGTTCGATATCCAACGCCAGCGATGTGCGAAAACTGTACGGTGCCGGGAGCTTCTTGGTCGCCGGCTTCTTCCAGACGAATTGGACATTTGCTGGCCACACCTTCAGTGCGGCAATGGCCTGCCTGGCCTCTTCGTAGGGGATGGTCTTCTGCTTCGCCATTCTCTCTGTCGTCCTGATGATCGATGCCGAGCCGATCGGGTGCTTATCGCCCCACAATCTGCCCACGGCTACAGATCCCCACCCCTCCAGATGACCTTGCCTATGATGCGGTGCTCGTGAGCCTGCGGCCCATATGCGATGACGCCTCGCCTCACCTAGACCAGGTTGAACATCGAGGCTTGCCAGTGCTTCTCGCTGATGATCGCGATGGGATGGCCTTCCTCACGCAACTCGACAGCTCGCTTGATCTTGGTTCCGTAGGTGCTGTGAAGCCACTGCTCGTTGCCTATCTCGCCGACAACCAGGTAATGCACCTTTTTGCTGATGCCTGAGGCTATTCCCCCTCCGCGGTTGACGACGATCTCTTCGCAATGCTTCCTGGGGCCGTAGACCATCACGCCAGTAAAAACGTAGAGGTGACCTGACCACTCTAGCTTTGGCGCTGGGTTGTTGAGCGGAAGAACATTCGATGGAGTAAAGGCATTGTCGCTTGGCTTCGGTTTGGAAGCGGAGAGGCCACCAAATCCTCTAAGGATCTCCAGCAGTTCGGCGGACTCATCAGCGTCTAACACACCATCTGAAAGCATGTCTGAGAGCCTCCTGTAGAGGAGGTTGGTCACTGGATCGTCAAGATGGATCAGGTTCGTAGCGATCCAATCCTGTAGGAACTCGGCCTCCTGCTGATTGATATACCCATCAGCAGTGATCCCGGCGGCCAGTCCCGCGAGTGCATCGACAGACCTTCGGTCTATGCGTTTCTCGTGGAAAATCCGACTCTCCCCAAACTCAGCATGCAAATCGACCATTGCTTCTCTCCTTGAACGTCAGGTGTTCATCACAGTCTCTTCGCATTCCAGGCCAGCAGGACCCTAGCGAGCACCTGGAATCTTTTTAATTCGGCGCTGGATACCTCGATTGGCGGGTATGCGTTGTTGTCTGAGATCATCAGAAAGGTGCCATCTGCCCTTCGCTGCATCCGCTTTATGTAAAGCTCATCCTTCAGGGCCATAACGTAGACGGCATCTATCTTTATCTCAGTGATGCCGGTATCGACTAGAAGGATGTCTCCGTCCGAAAACGTAGGCTGCATGCTGTCGCCATAGCCCGTGATTAGCGCGAGGTTGTCTGGCGCTGAATACCTGACGTTGCGAGATAAGTAGTCGACGCTCGCGACAATCGAGTCGATAACGACATCAAATTCTGGGCGCGCCAGGCCTTTCCCCATGGAGGCAGCGATATCGTATTGGGGCACGACAATGAACCCGCTCTTTGTTCTCTGCCTTGAAAAGTCGGCAGGGATGACATTCCCCTTTGTGGGCTCTGCATGCACAGCCTTGGCCATCTCCCCAACTTCCGCTGCCAGCCGTTCACTGAATGACTCGATACGGATCCCAATTTGCGAGGCAACGTACGAAGCAAACCTCGCATTGAGCGCGTTGTAGCCGTTTAGATAGGAACTCACGGAGCCCTGACTCATGTCGAGAGCTTCGGCGATTTTCCCCTGGGTAAGGCTGTCCTTCCGGGATTTCCCGGCGTTGAATTCTTCCAGCGCAGCTTTCAGCTTTGCGCATTCCTCTTTCTCCCACTGGGAGATTTCACGTTTCTTGTCGCTCATGTGCGAAGGGTATTCCCGCAGGCGATAGGTATCCATCGCCGCCGGCATTGACTTTGAAATAACCGCCGGCAATACTTTGTCCATGGATAAACCATGGAGACCTGGGTTATGCACCGCATTCCTCTCAAAGAATTTTCTGCCCAGAAGGGCCAGACCAAGGCCGCTGCGCTGCTGGGACTGACCCAGGGCGCACTGAACAAGGCGTTGCGGGTCGGGCGTGACATCTATGTCACCGAAAACGCAGACGGAACCTACTCGGCTGAGGAGGTTAAGGCTTTCCCATCTCACTCCGCCAAGGCCGTTGCCTGACCCCGACCAATCTACCGGCCGGGAGGCCAGCCATGACCGAATTCATGCAAATCCTGATCTTTGGGGCCTCGTTGGCGATGGCCTACTTCCTGGGCGCCACGTCGTCGAGGAAGAGCTCCAGTGAAATCCGGCTGATCGACAAGTGGCCAACGGCCTACATCCAGTTCGACTCAGGCATGAGCCAAGAGGATGCGCTGCGCTTCATCGAGCTGGCCCGCGAAATGGTTCTGGCCGGGCCAGAGAAAGTGACTGCCGAGAATGCGCTGAAGGATGACGAGGAGAGCCGAGACGCTTTCTGGGCGCAGTCTCTCAAGACTGGTTTGGCCTCGTTCGAATCGCGTTCCAAGTCTTCACATAACCCTCGAGACCCCCAATGACTTCGTCCGGCAGTTGCGAGTACGCCAAGAACGATCGCATGTGCGCAATTTCGTTATCGAACCCGTCGAGAACCCTCCCGAGTTCCGCAGGTGTTAGCGAGCGTGCCATTGCCATAAGGAAGGCGTTGATACCCATCAGTTCGCCTTTCTGCGCGTTGATCGTCGCAACGATCTTGTCGATTTCATCAGTCATGCCCGGCCTCCGTGGCCTTTCCGTGTGGAAGCAGAAAGCTATCACGGATGCGCCGGACTCCACATTCGAAGCGCTGGCTTTCGCCGTTCCCTCAATTCACGGCTGACAGCGTATAGCACCGACCTCAAGGGAAGAACTAGAGCATGAAAACGCCCGTACTAGAGACCCGCAGAAAGGTAATGACCACGGTAGCCAATGCCTATCCGGGCGGTCGCGATTGCGCTGCCGCGCGGCTGGGGATTCCGCTGAAGCGCCTGGAGAACCAGATGTACGAAACGGCGGGCGTGAAGCCCCTGAGCGACGGCGACCTGTACGTCCTGGAGCAGGAGATGGGGACTTCCTATCTGCCGGACTACATCTGCGCGATGTACGGGGGAGTGTTTGTGCGGACGCCGGAAGCGGGCGATCTGGACAACGTAGACCTGCACCACCGTTCGCTGCGTACAGCGGTTAAGCGTGGCCGGGTTGATCAGATGATCGCTCTGGCCCTGGAGGACGGGGAGATCAGCGCTGACGAAGCGAAAGAGATTTTGGCCTTGCATGCCAAGCACATGGCCGCCAGGCATGAAGAGGTTCGGGCCGTGCTCGAACTGCACAGGGCGAAGTGACTATGCGCTCTCGTCTCACGAGCTCTGACTACGCCGCAATGGCTAACGCTGCTGAAGAGCTGGCGGATATGGGTTCGAGTGAGTGGAGGCGCAGATACAACAAAGCCCTGAGCGACTACTACAGGGCTTTGTCGGTGCGCAAGCCAGTTGCAGCTGGCTTGCGCGTATAGCAATACGTGGAGACCTGAGTATGAGTTACAGAGAGAGCATTCGCAAGTCCGTGCGCTTTGAGGTGTTCAAGCGCGACAACTTCACTTGCCAGTACTGCGGCGCCAAGGCGCCTGACGTGGTCCTGCATGTCGATCACATCAACCCGGTGAGCAAGGGCGGCGACAACGAGATCATCAACCTGGTGACCGCCTGCCTGCCCTGCAATCTCGGCAAGTCGGATCGCCTGCTGTCGGACACCTCAATGCTGGATCGTCAGCGGGCCCAGTTGGAAGACCTGAACGAGCGCCGCGAGCAGCTGGAAATGATGCTGGCCTGGCGCGATGAGCTCCAGTCTTTCGGTGAAGAGACCGTACAGCTGATTGCCGATCGCATCACCGCGCGCATGGTCGGCCACTCGGTCAACGAGCACGGCAAGACGGTAATCCGCAAATGGATCAAGAAGTTCTCCGTCGAGGAGATCCTGGACGCCCTGGACATCGCCGCCGACAAGCTCAGCACTGCGCCCGATCAGGAGGAAGTGCTGGAGTGCTTCGATGCCATTCCTCGCATTTGCGTCACCCGGCGCCTTCCCGAAGCAAAGCAGAAAATGCTCTACGCCAGAGGAATCCTGCGCCGCCGGATTTATGTCAACGAAGCTCACGTCATGCCGCTGATGGCCAAGGCCATCGAGGCGGGTCTCGAGGTGGAAGAGCTGATCGAATTTGCGAAACAAGTGAAGAACTGGACCGAATTCCGGGCAGAGATGGAGGAAATCGCAAATGGCTAGGGCCCGCAACATCAAACCCGGAATCATGGCAAACGAAGACCTAGCAGAGCTAGATCCTCTCGCTCGCCTGCTGTTCATCTACCTCTGGATGTTGGCCGATCGGGAAGGGCGCCTTGAGGATCGCCCGAAACGGATCAAGGCCGAGGCACTTCCCTACGACAACGTAGACGCTGACTTGATGCTGGATGATCTGGCCAAGGCAGGGTTCATCCATCGCTATGAGGCTGCCGGGGTCAAGCTGATTCAGGTTCTTAACTTTGCCAAGCATCAGACACCTCATGTCCGTGAGCAGGCCAGTTCTCTCCCGGGCGTTGACGCAGAACACCCAAAGAGAGAACAAGGCACAACCAAGGAAGTGCCTGGTCACAACCAAGGCTGTGCTGAGCAATCGCCAAGATCGCCTGATTCTCTGATTCCGGATTCTCTGATTCCAGAGGAAGAGCATGTCGACGCTGACGCCTCGACCCATTCCGCTCCGCAGCAAGCAGCAGAGCAAGAGCCTGGCTCCGGCCAGACCGCACAGCTGTTCCAGATTGATCGCATCCCTTACGAGAAGATCCGCGACCTGTACAACCAGATCCTCGGCGGAAAGCTCAAGCGCTGCATGGGAGTGACGGAGGCTCACCGAAAGCACATCCGCGCAGCGTACAACCTCAAGCTCGATGGTGGGTTCCCAGTCCGTGACGGTGGACTGTCGTTTTGGGAAGGGCTGTTCAACGACGTTCTGGATTGCCCCTTCATGCTGGGCAACAACAACCGGGGGTGGCGCGCAGACTTCGAGTTCCTGACAACCGCCAGCAAGATCCAGCGCTTCATGGAGGGCAAGTACGATGCCGCATGAGCGTCCGCTGGTAGCGATGGAAGCTGAGCAGGGTGTGCTTGGCGCGCTGATGAAGAAACCGGAACTGTGCGAGGTTGTTGGGGCTTTCCTTTCCCCGACCGACTTCAGCCATGCCGACAACTCGGTGATCTACAGCCTGATCCTTGCCTGTCATTCGAAGGCCATCGTGCCTGATCCGCTTTCTCTGGCGGAGGCTAGGTCGGAGCTTCCAAGTGGCGCCTTTACGCTTGCATACGCCAACGATCTATGGCGCGAAGTTGCAAGCACAGCTAGCGCCGAAAACTTCGCCAGGATTGTCGTCGAGCGTGCAAAGGCTCGGGAGCTGTACGAAGCGGGCGAACGGATCATGAACATCGCCCTTCAGAGAGGGAAAATCCCGGACCAGGTGGCTGAAGCGCAGAGCATCGTTCTTGATCTCAACGCCCAGGACGACACTCCTGACGTGGTGACACTGCGCGAGGCAATGCTCCCAGTCTTCGACGAAATGGAAGTTCGCTGGAAGGGAACTCAGTCGGTCGGACTGAAGTTCAACCTGCCAGACCTCGATGCCGTTATCCAGGGATTGCGGCCCGGAAACCTGGCAATCATCGCTGGTCGGCCTGGCACGGGCAAGACGGTTCTCGGCGTGGGGATTGCTGACGAAATTGCCGTTCGCAACCGGGGCGCCGCGTTGATCTTCTCGCTGGAGATGTCTCAAGCCGAACTTGCAAAGCGCTCGCTCGCATCGCTTTCTGGTGTTTCGCAAGCGGCGATCGACTCAGGAAAAGCGCTGGAGTGCCAGGACTCTATTGCGCGCATGACTGCCGCAGTGGACCAAGTCTCCAGGGGTGATGTGCGAATTTGCGACAAGGGAGGACTGACTTTCAGTCGGATCTGCGCCATCGCCCGATTCCAGCATCGAGCAAAGCCGCTGAGCCTGATCGTCATCGACTATCTCGGGCTTATCACCTCCGATCCGAGTCACCGTCATCAGAACCGAAACCAAGAACTTGGCGCCATAAGCCGAGGGCTCAAGGCTCTCGCCAAAGAGCTTGGCATTCCAATTGTCGCGCTTGCTCAGCTCAATCGGAGCATCGAAACCCGGGCCGACGCCAAGCCAAAAATGAGCGACCTGCGCGATTCCGGCGAGATCGAACAAGACGCCGACGTGATCATCATGGCTCACCGGGACATGAGCACTGAGCGTGGACAGAACGGTATCACCGAGCTTGATGTCGTGAAGTGTCGCCACGCAAAGCCCGGCTTCTGCCTGTTGCAGTTCCAGGGCGAGTTCGCGCGCTTCGTCAGTTGCGCCCAGGACCGGGAAGAGCAGCAGGAGCAGACGGTTCGTCCGCAGCGTCCTTCCGCGCGATCAATGGTCGCCGACTTCAAGCCGCGAGGTGCCCAATGAAGCGCTCCTGGACCGTAGTCGTAGGCGCCAAGCGCTTCACGATGATTCTGATGGAGGACTGCGACCCGCTCGCGGTCGTGAAGAGCATTTGGCCTGAAGGGAGGATCGAGCAGTGACGCCCGCAAAACAGGAGTCCCTCATGCAGGGCCAGACCGGCATCGCGAAGAAGGTCTACGAGTGCGTACCGATCTCTGAGCCCTGGCGTTCGTTCCAGGTGCTGACCGCGCTCCGCAACATGACTGGAAGCACGCCGGACGTTCGGATTGTCCAGGGCTGTCTGCGCGATCTTGTCGATTCCGGACTGATCCGCCGCACTGGTACTGACCACTACCAACGAATCCAAGTCGAGAAAAAGACCAAGCCTCAGGAGCCGAAGATGGGCGAACCCGCGAAGAAGATCGAAACCCAGCCCGAACCGAAGCGCTCTTCCTCCCCGCTGGAGATGCTGGGCGAACTGGCAAACGAGCTCGCCGGCATGGCCGAGCACATGAAGCGCCTGTCTGATCGAATCGAGGACGTCGCTCTGGCAGTCGAGCAGGAACGCGAATCGAACGCTAAGTCGATGGAAAGCTATCGCCAGCTCAAAGCACTACTGAAGAGCCTGCAAGGGGAGGGTGAGTGACATGGATATCGTAGACATCGCCAACGACTACGCCGAGCGTGAACTTGCCGAACGGCTTAATGCCCGAGTCCAGTACATCCATTACTTGGGGGAGAGCCTGGCCGACTGCGAGGACTGCGGAGAAGAGATTCCGGTAGCGCGGCGGGCACTCGTTCCTGGGGTTCGGAAGTGCCTTTCTTGCCAGGAATACTTGGAGGCAATCAATGGACGCTGAAAGCATCATCGGGCTTCGGGTGGGCAAGGTGGTTGTTGAAGCATTCTCCCACTGCGCCGGCAAGGCTTCCCATTGGGTTTGCCGTTGCGACTGCGGTAACCGAGTCATTATGCGCCGAGGAAATCTGATGAGAAACCGAACTACGACCAGTTGCGGTTGCTCTCGGTTTTCTCACGGGATGACCGGAACTCCAACGTACAGCTCATGGAGCAACATGATTGATCGCTGTACGAATCCCTCTAACAAGCGATATGTCGACTACCAAGGCAGAGGAATCACTGTTTGTGAAAGGTGGATGACGTTCGCCAACTTCCTGGCTGATATGGGCGAAAGGCCAGACGCCACCTCCCTTGATCGAATTGACAACGACGCAGGTTACTTCAAGGAAAACTGCCGCTGGGCAACTGCCTTAGAACAGATGAATAACACTAGAAGAAACACCTTCGTTGAGTATCTAGGTAGGCGGCAAACAGTTTCTCAGTGGGCAGGCCAGCTTGGTATTCCCGAATGCACTCTGCGCAGCCGGCTAAATCGTGGTTGGTCGATTGAAGATGCAATGCAGAAGCCTATCAGCAAGCAGCGCCGGGAGTGCAAGCAGAAGAAGGGAAAGCGCCGTGGCTGAACTCGCTCTCATCCGCACAGCCCAGGGCCTGGTCCCGGCGACCGAGGCAGATCGCGAAACCGTTCAGAAGTGGAAGGCCGGCCAGGTCGTCCACGGGAAATTCACCCGGATGCGCAATGCCAAGTTCCACGGCAAGTTCTTCGCCATGTTGGATCTCGCATGGGAGTACTGGGAGCCGAAAGGTGGTCTTGTGCCGCGCCAGGAGATGCGTGGCATCCGCGGGCTGGCCAAATACTTCGAGGATCTGAATGGGCGTCCTGGCCAATTGCAGAACGCCGTCGCCGCGTACATCGCCAAGCTTGAGGCTGATCGAGCGGGCCGCTTCCCGGCAGTCGAGAAGAGCCGCGAGGCGTTCCGCGAGTGGATCACCATCGAGGCCGGCCACTTTCACCTGATCCACACGCCTGACGGCGTTCGCAAGGAAGCCAAGTCGATCAGTTGGGCAAGCATGGACGACACGGCTTTTGAGCCGCTCTATCGCGACGTGTTTGCCGCCTGCTGGAGGCTGGTCCTTTCCTCTCACTTCGAAAACGAGGCTGACGCCATGGCGGCGGCTGATCAGATGGGGTCTTTCGCATGAGCAAGTTCAAGGCTGGGGATTTGGCCATGATCATTTCCTGCCAACTGGTTCCTGAACTGATTGGGAAGACCGTTGAGCTGGTTATGCCTGTTCTGCCAGGCGATGAAGCCAATCATGGCGGAAGAGATTGGCGGAACCAGACGGATCGTCCTGCCTGGGTCGTCGCAGCTGAAGGGCTGTACGTCCTGACCATCAAGGGAAACCTGGAGCCTGATCAATACACGCTGATGCCTGATCACAAGCTCATGCCCCTGCGCGGCGACTTCCAGCCCGAGCAGCAGAAGGCGAAGGAGGTGGAGGAATGAGCGATCGTATCTGCGAATGCCATCGCTGCATCCGTGAGCATAGACTCGGCAAGGGCAGTCCATTCGGCTGGCTGCCTCTATCCAGCGTCAAAATGATCCTGTGCCCTACCTGCGGGAACAAGCGCTGCCCGCATGCCAGTGATCACGATCTGTCCTGTACTGGCAGCAATGAGCGTGGCCAGCCAGGGAGCATCTTCGAATGACTCTTCCCGCCAGCCAACCCAAGCCCAAGAAGTGCCAGAACACCGAGTGCGGCCAGCAATTCGTGCCGCGCTTCAGTTCGACGCAGAAGGTGTGTTCGCCGGCCTGCGCGCTTGCCACCAAGGACAAGCACGCAGTTCCGGCGCGCAAGGCCATTGCCGACCGCAACCGCCACGAGATCAAGGCGCGCAAGGAGAAGTTGAAGAGTCGGTCGGATCACCTGCGCGAGGCTCAGCAGGCCTTCAACGAGTTCATCCGGTGGCGCGACCGCATCGCCGGTCACGTCTGCATCTCCAGCGGCTTGCCCCTGGATTGGTCTGGAAACCAGACGGATGCCGGGCACTACAGGTCGACCGGAGCCGCGCCGCATCTACGCTTTAACGAGAACAACTGCCACGCCCAGCGCAAGCTGGATAACCGCTATCTCTCCGGCAATGCAGTGGATTACCGGGTCGGCCTGATCGCTCGGATCGGTCTGGCCGCTGTCGAGGAGTTGGAGGCGGACAACTCCGTCCGCAAGTACACCGTAGAAGACCTGAAGGCCATCAAGGCCCACTACCGTGCCAAGGTGCGCGAGCTGAAGAAGAGGATCGCCTAATGAAAACCGCCATCTCGATCATTATCAGCATGACGCTGAGCCTTTCCCTCCTGTCCGGCGTAGCGCAGCTGTCACAGTTCGCTTTCTACGTCTGCGTCATCATGAACGTGCTGGCCTGGATAGGCGTGCTCTGCGGCATGGTCAAGGACGAAATCAGCCAGCGAATCCGCCGGACCTTCTGGATTCAGCTCCTTCCCTCAATTTTCTACGTCTACGCGCTGATCTTCAGTGGGCATCCCATGCTCGGCGCATCTGCCTTCATGGTGCAATTCCTGATCGTCGCCACCGCCTTCCGAAAGGAGGCGAAACCTGCATGAAGCTATCCGCGAAACTTTGGTGCCTCATTGGTGTTCACGAATACAGGGTCATTAAGAGCGGGGAGGTTGTTTATATCGGACCTGATGGAAGGCCCGATGGGACTTCAGGAACCTACTTCATTAACCGCTGCGAGATTTGCGGAAAGATCAAGGAGCGGCGGGTTTGACACTGGCCGAATACGTCTCCCAGCAATGGGTAATCCTTCGAGAGTACGGGCTGATTAAGGGGGAAGCATGATCTACACCAGCATTCGGTCGGCAGTCGTCTCTGCCTTGGCGGCGGAAACCATCGACAACACTGCAAAGCAAGCCTGGCAGAAGCTCTACCAGCCAGGGTATGCCGAGAGTGAGGGTTTAGCTGGTCTGATCAGGGGCTCGAACACGTCAGGCATCAAGCGCATCGATGCTGATTGCTGGGTGCACGCCCGGCTGCACAGTCAGCTCAAGCCTAGGCACTGGAACGCGCTTGTGGCGAAGTACAGCACTCACAAGGCCAAGAAGGTCGAGGCCATCAGTGCGCTGGTGCCAGTTATTGCAAGCCACGCGCCTCAATTATTCGTGATGAAGGCCGTAACTGCCTGGGCTATCCCGCAGTTGAAAGGAGTCGAGGGAAAGCGTTCCAGTGACATGATCGTCCTGCCTCAGCAGTTCTACGACATCAACTCTTGGGATTCCCAGGGGTTGAACAGGACTACCTACTGGAGGTGGAAGAAAGGTGTCGAGCGAACCCTGGATGAAATGATCAACGAGGCACTTAATGATTCTGAGAATATTCTTCGAAGAGAAGGCATTTTGATTGCAGATGTGGCTTGACAGTAGCGCAACAATGCAACAAACTTTTCCCATCCTGCTGATCTTGCGCGTTTGAGGATTGGCGGCTTTGAGGCCCTGGCATCTGCCGGGGATGTCTGCCGAATCGAAAGATGTTTGGCTGCTCAAGGGTATCGGCGGTGGCGCGCTGGTCCTGCTGCTCCTGGTTGGAGCGGTAGTAGTACTGATCTGAATCCTTCTGGGTTGCGACTACGCGGCCGAGGATGGTCAAAGGTGGGACCCGGCCCTACCGCGACCTAATACTCCGGGATCGCCTTGGACACGCAGGCGTTAAAGTGAAGTGGGAGCCGGTGGAAGCCCGGCACGAGCAAACGACACCGACGCTCTCCAAGTAGGTGTCCAGGGCTGACCAACTAACGCGCCTGATGAGCTGGTGAAACTCCAGCGAAACCATAACGGTTGCGTAGTCCTCCCGGGTCAGTGTTGTTGGAGGAGTGAGGAGAGCACCCATTCAGAGCCCAGCCTAGCGCTGGGCTTTTTCGTTTCCGGGGTATGGATGAATCTCGAGCATCGCATAAGACGCTGGCTTCTTCAGGCTGGGCAACGTGGCAAGCCGATCCACGCAATTCTCATCCACCCCGACGATATCCAATCTGCAAGAAAGATCTGCCGGTTCGCGCCAGTAAAGGTGCTCGGCATTGAAGTACGCCGGTATGGCGCAACAGGGAGCGCTGCTGATTTGTAATCAGAGGGTTGCGGGTTCGACTCCTGCTGCCGGCACCACACTACAAGGCCCAGGCAATGACCTGGGCTTTTCTGCATCTGGAGTACGTGAATATGGCCGAGCCGAGTGGTGCGGTAGCAGTCGCCGGCCTGGTCGGTATTGGTGCGTCTGCATTGATCCCTGGCATTGATGCCAATGCAGTGATCGGTGCTTTTGCTGGGGCGATCTTCTTCGTGGTGTACGCCAAGGACATTTCGGCCTGGGCGCGCCTCGGTTACTTCGTCGTGTCCTGGATCGTTGGCTACTACGTCGCCGGCGAAGTCATCGGGCGAGAATGGGCCAGAACATCGGGCCTGGTCGCGTGTGGCGGGGCATTGCTCTGCGTCGCAGTAGGCACCAGCTTGCTGGAGTGGGTGCAGGGGGGGAAGACGCCTGGTTGGCTCCGCTTCATAGCGGACCGCTTTGGAGGTCGTAATGGTTGACCCTTGGACTCTGGTGGCTGCGATGATTTGCGGCGCTATCTGCATGCGGCTGGCGACATACCGCCGGCAAGGCGCGAGGTATCGCCGGGGAGTGTCTTGGCTCGCATACCTGCTGTGCGTTGGTAGTGGGTGTTTCGCCCTGAGTGTGATGCTCGATGCGCTACACGGCTACAGACTGAATCCTGTCTCCCCTTGGCTGACCCTGGTGCTGGCGATCCTGCTCGGCCTTGTGTGTCGTGCGCGGGGGAATCTGGCCCACATTCTGAGGGTGTACTGATGGATGCTCCGCTTCTACTGAAGAACACCGGCACGTGCCTGATCTTGTGTGACGCCAACGGGGAACCGCTTCCTGGTCAGCTTTCCTTGAGCATCAGCAACGACGGTCTCATGCCAGCGGTCACGGTCACGTTTGCACTCGACAATGAGCGTGTGAGGCTTTGCGGGGAAGGAGTGGAGTCGAAAGAGCCGTGTATCGAGCCGTTTAGCTGGGACCTGGTGGCCGGCACACGCGGGAAAGGACAAATCTGATGGCCGAATGCACCTTCTGCAACAAGACGCGCGAATGGGCCAAGAAGTGGGCCCGAGTTGCCATGGAGCGCGCGGCCTCTGCTGTGGCCGCCAAGCCGAAGCGATCTGGAGGTAGCGATGACTGAATCCGGAGAAGAGATTCGAATCATTCTGCGCGACCTCCTCGATGAGCAGCGCAAGACCAATCAGCTATTGCTCCTCCTGATCCAGGCTCTCGCCGAAGATGGCGAGGATCCTGACGCCATGCCGACCAGTTATCTGGATGGAACACCGATTCAAGGGCATCAGCCGGTACGCAGTAATAGCCTTTTGGCAACACCGCCAGGGGAGCGATGATGTCGACGTTTATGGGCTCCGCCAGGGAAACCCAGATAGCTGCTGTTCGAGTCCGTCGCGGATGGTTCGGCAAGCTGGTTGTCTAGGTTCGCTACAAGATCGAGCGCCCCGAAAGCCCCCTCCCTGGCCGGGAGTTGATCTACCACGTATGCGGGCTCTCCCGTTGGCGAGATGCCAACGCAAATGATTTTGCCGAAGCCCTGATGGTCGCAAGGCTCATCGGGATGTCTGATGAAGGAAATCCCTCATGAACAGTCACCCGATCCCTGCAGGAGTCGAGGTCAACCCCAATCGGCCCTGGACGCCTGATGACATTGCTGGGTACAGCGGCGAGGTAGTGAGTGCCATGAAGGTTCTCGAGCCTCTGCTGCGCTCCGGACTGCTGGCGCTCCATCCTGATGAATGGCAAGGCGGAAAGCTCTCGTTCCTCAGACCGGCACAAGCTAGGCGGCAAGGCTGGAACCCTCCGGATCAGGCGGCCTGCAATCAGGTATCCGGAAGTGCCTGACCTCCCTCAGCGTCACACCAAGCCCAAGGCCAAGGGAGTGACCAAGCACGAGGTAGAGGACAAGGCATGGGGGAACGGACGTGGTGGCAGGCCATGGCGTCGCAAGCGAGAGCGCATCCTCAAGCGGGATGGCTACATGTGCCAGTGCCCAGAGTGCAAGGGGGTGAAGAGGATCGCCACAGAGGTGGACCACATCATCCCGCTGAGCCAGGGCGGCACAGACGATGACGCCAACCTGATGGCTATTGCTGGCTACCCGTGTCATGCGAGGAAGACGGCGAGGGAGTCGGCGGCATCTAGGTAATAGTCGGGATCTCCCAGCGATTGGACGCGACGATTCGAGATATTCACGAATAATGGCAGTGGTTTTCACTGGATTCGTGCGGTTTGACCGAAAAATCGAGTTAAATGAGAAAAAGTCTCATTTATAGGAGTGGGGCGGGTCAAAACCTTAGAACTTTTCGTTAGGACACCGCGCCCCCAAGTCACTTTCCATTTCCACAGAATTTAGGTTTCAAGATGGCACGACACAAACAGCCGGATGTCGTCGCCAAGTTCAAGGGCGCCGACAAGAAAAACCCTCAGCGATACCGGAAAGAGTCCGCTCAAGGTGAGGGTGAAATTGGCGATGCGCCGATCCATCTCCAGGGGCCGGCAAGGCTTGCTTGGGTTGAGCTTTGCTCCCAATCAATCAAGGGCGTCTTGACGGGCTCTGATCGAATCATCCTGGAGGTCACCGCCAACCTGCTTGCTGAGTACAGGTCGAATCCATCGGAGTTCGCTGTAGGCAAGTACACCCACCTGATTGGCAACTTGGCGAGGCTTGGGCTAACCCCATCCGACCGCCAGAAGTTCGGCCTGGAAAAGCCGAAGGAGAAGGACGAGTTCGAGGATTTCTGAGATGACCCCCAGCGACATTGCGCGACAGTACGCTAGCGATGTCGTGAGTGGGGGTATCGTCGCGTGCCGGTATGTGAAGTTGGCATGCCAGCGCTTCCTGAATGACCTGGAACGGCAGGGCGATGACGATTGGCCGTACGTTTTCGACGAGGCCAAGGCAGATCGCGCGGTAAAGTTCATGCAGCTCATGCCTCACACCAAAGGCAAATGGAGCGCTTCGAAGTCGAAGTTGGTGTTCGAGCCCTGGCAGGTATTCATCGAGGCCAACATCTTTGGCTGGGTGAAGAAGGACGCTGGCAAGCGCAGGTTCCGCGAGGCCTACGAAGAGGTTCCCAGGAAGAACGGGAAGTCGGCCCGCCTTGCCGCACGAGGCATTTACCTATTCGCCGCAGATGGCGAGTCGGGAGCCGAGGTCTACTCCGGCGCCACCACCGAGAAGCAGGCCTTCGAGGTTTTCCGTCCGGCGTGGATGATGGCGCACAAGCTGGAGAACCTGCGTAACCGATTCGGTATCGAGCTTTCTGGCAACCAGAAGAACCCTGGCCCCATGTTCGTCATGGAGGATATGTCGAAGTTCGAGACGGTTATCGGCAACCCAGGGGACGGTGCGAGTCCCCATGCTGCCCTGGTGGACGAGTACCACGAACACGACACGGATGCCCTGGTTGACACCATGCAGACCGGCATGGGGGCACGAGAACAGCCATTGCTGTCGATCATTACGACGGCAGGATCGAATCTCGGCGGCCCATGTTACGAGAAGCGCAGGGACGTGATCCGCATTCTCGAGGGGCAGACGATCGATGAGACGATCTTCGGGATCATCTACACGATCGACGAGGATGATTCGTGGGATGACCCGGCCAGCCTGATCAAGGCCAATCCTAATTACGGAGTGTCGGTCTTCCCTGACTTCCTCCTAGCCCAGCTCCAGCAGGCCAAGCGTTCGGCGTCGAAGCAGAACGCCTTCCGCACCAAGCACCTGAACCAGTGGGTGGGGGCTAGGACGGTCTGGATGAACATGCTGGCCTGGCAGCGGCAGAAGCGTGAATTAACGGTTGCGGACATGGCCGGATGTCGCTGCTGGATGGCGCTCGATTTGGCGAGCAAGAAAGACGTGGCCGCCCTGGTAATGCTGTTCGAGAAAGCTGGTCAGTTCTACTGCATCCCGCGGTTCTATGCCCCCGAAGCTGCTGCCGAGGAAAACGAGAAGTATCAGAACTTCGCACTTGAAGGTCACCTGATCCTGACGCCCGGGAGCATGACGGACTACGCCTTTATCGAGGCAGACATCCTTGACCTAGCAAAACAGATCGACCTGCAGGATGCCGCCTTCGACGACTGGCAGGCCAACTACCTGATTACACGCCTCTCGAACACCTCAATCCCGGTCGTGGACTTCAACCAGACGGTCAAGAACATGAGCGACCCGATGAAGGAGGTGGAGGCGAGGGTGATAGCGCGGACGCTCTGGCATGACGGAAACCCAGTCATGACCTGGATGATGGGAAATGTGGCGGCAAAGATCGATGCCAAGGAAAACATCTACCCGCGCAAGGAAAACGACAACGACCCCAACTGCAAGATCGACGGTCCAGTGACCTTGATCATGGCTATGGGGCGCGCCCTGGTTGCCGGCGTTGATGACGGCGACGACTTCATGAACGCCATACGGAACCCGATCATCGCATGAACATCGCTACTGGCCTCTACCTCTTCTTTGGCGTCCTTGGTCTGGCTCTTTTCGTAGCCGGAACCTTCGTGCTGCTGGGGTTCGGCTGGGCGCTCATTTCCGGTGCGGCGTCGGCGTTCGCCATAGCGGCGTTCATTCGCAAGGGGCTGACCAGTGAGTAAGAGTCTCGGAAAAGTCCTGAGCAGTGCTACGTCTGCGCCCAGGTCCTCATTGTTCGGCTGGGGGGATAAGACCATCCGCCTGACAGATGGCGCGTTCTGGTCGCAGTTCCTGGGGCGAGAGTCGTCTAGCGGGAAAAAGGTCACTGTCGACAAGGCAATGAAGCTGTCTGCGGTATGGGCTTGCGTTCGCTTGATCTCTACTTCTGTCGCCGGTCTTCCGCTTGGAGTGTACGAGCGGAAAGCGGACGGAAGCAGAGTCGATGCTCGGTCGTTCCCGCTCTACGATGTTGTTCACAACAGCCCCAACGACGACATGACGGCCTTCCAGTTCTGGCAGGCCATGGTCGCATCGATGCTGCTTTGGGGGAACGCATACGCGGAGATTCGCCGCGCTGCGGGCAGGCCGGCTGCACTGGACTTCCTGCTTCCTTCGCGGGTAGACCTGGAGTGTGATGACAACGGTCGGCTGAAGTACTTCTATACGCCAAGGAAGGGTGCTCGTAGAGAGATCGAGCGCACAAACATGCTGCACATCCCGGCGTTCACGCTGGATGGTCGAATTGGTCTTTCTGCAATCCGGTACGGCGTTGATGTCTTCGGTTCGGTCATGTCGGCGGAGGATGCAGCCAACGGCACATTCAAAAACGGACTTCTACCCACGGTCGCCTTCAAGGTTGACCGCATTCTCCAGCCTGCGCAGCGGGAGGAGTTCAGGGAGTATGTGAAGTCCGTATCGGGCGCGATGAACTCCGGAAGATCCCCGGTTCTGGAGCAGGGGATTACCCCTGAAACCATCGGCATCAATCCGGTCGATGCTCAGTTGCTGGAGACGCGAGAGCATGGCGTGATCGAGATTTGCAGATGGTTCGGGGTGCCGCCCTGGATGATTGGCCAGACCGACAAGGGGAGCAACTGGGGGACAGGGCTTGAACAGCAGATGCTCGCGTTCCTGACATTCTCGATCAGTTCGATCACCAATCAGATTCAGCAGTGCGTCAATAAGCGGCTGCTAACTGCGCCCGAGCGGATTCGCTATTACGCCGAGTTCTCTCTTGAGGGGTTCCTGAAGGCTGATAGCGCTGGTCGCGCTGCCTGGTACAGCACCATGGCGCAAAACGGTTTCATGACCCGCAACGAAGGTCGCCGGAAAGAGAACCTGCCAGAACTCCCCGGCGGAGACATTCTCACCGTCCAGTCCAACCTGGTTCCCCTAGATCAACTGGGGGGGGCAGCGAAAGAAAGCTCTCCGCCGTAGAGGCGGTTCAAAAGGCCTACCTCGGCGTTGGGAAGATGATCACCGCCGACGAAGCGCGACAACTCGTAAATCAGCATGGTGCAGGACTGAAAGTTCCTGGGCCCGACTTCGAAGAAACACAGGAGTAACCCATGACTCTGCGAAATCTTCCGGCAGCGCCGGAGGCTCGCCCGCGTTCGGGCGTCCAGTGCGACCTGGCGCCCAAAGCGCTAGATGCATGGCGTCCTGAGCTTCGAGCAGCTTCTGGCGATAACCCGGACTCCACGATCACCATCTACGAGCCGATTGGCTACGACTGGTGGACCGGTGAAGGTGTCACGGCAAAACGCATTGCTGGCGCTCTGCGCTCCATCGGCAACGATGTCGATGTGACCGTGAACATCAACAGCCCCGGCGGCGACGTATTCGAAGGCCTGGCCATTTACAACCTGCTGCGCGAGCACAAGGGCAAGGTCACGGTGAACATCATCGGCCTGGCTGCCTCTGCCGCCTCTTTCATCGCCATGGCGGGGGATGAAATCCGCATCGGCCGCGCCGCCTTCCTGATGATCCACAACGCCTGGCTGATCGCCATGGGCAATCGGAATGATCTCCGCGAGATCGCCGACTGGCTGGAGCCATTCGACATGACGCTGGCTGACATTTACGCGCAGCGCACCGGCATCGATATCGACGACATCGTGAAGCAGATGGACGCCGAGACCTGGATCGGCGGGCGCGAAGCCGTCGACAAGGGGTGGGCAGATGCCTTCCTGGAATCCGACGAGATCTCCAGTGCGCCGAGCAACCGCAGTGAAGCCATCTTGGCCAAGCGCCGGATGGATGCCGCTCTGGCTCGCAGCGGCATGCCGCGAAGCCAGCGCAATGAACTCATCAATGACTTCAAGACCAGCATGCTTGGCGCTGCTGGCGGGGGTGGTGACACCCCGACCGATATGCCTGGCGCTGTCGCTCCTGACCTCTCCGCTGCACTACGGGCAGCACAAGACATCACTAAATTCCTCCAAGGAGAATCGCAATGAGCGACTTCGAGAAACAAATCGGCGAACTGAACACCAGCCTCAAGCAGGTCGGCGATCAGATCAAGGCCCAGGCCGAACAGGTCAACACCCAAATCGCCAACTTCGGCGAGATGAACAAGGAAACCCGAGCCAAGGTCGACGAACTGCTGACCGCTCAGGGCGAACTGCAAGCACGGCTGAGCGCCGCAGAACAAGCCATGCTGGCCAACGAGAAGCGTGACGGCGGCGAAGAAGCACCGAAGACCGTCGGCCAAATGGTGGCAGAGAGCCTGAAAGAGCAGGGTGTAACCAGCTCCCTACGCGGTTCGCATCGCGTATCCATGCCGCGCTCGGCCATCACCTCCATCGACAGCTCTGGCGGCGCCCTGGTTGCTCCTGATCGTCGCCCCGGTGTCGTTGCCGCGCCGCAGCGTCGACTGACCATCCGAGACCTGGTTGCGCCTGGCACCACTGAGTCGAACTCCGTCGAGTACGTCCGCGAAACCGGCTTCGTCAACAATGCCGCTCCTGTTTCGGAAAGCACCCAGAAGCCGTACTCCGACCTCACCTTCGAACTGGAAAACGCGCCGGTTCGCACCATCGCACACCTGTTCAAGGCAAGTCGCCAGATCCTGGACGACGCTTCGGCCTTGCAGAGCTACATCGATGCGCGCGCTCGTTACGGCCTGATGCTGGTCGAAGAAGGTCAACTGCTCTACGGGAACGGGACCGGCGCCAACCTGCACGGCATCATTCCGCAGGCACAGGCCTACGCTCCGCCGAGCGGCGTAGTGGTGACTGCCGAGCAGCGAATCGACCGCATCCGCCTGGCGATCCTTCAGGCGCAACTGGCCGAGTTCCCGGCCAGCGGTATCGTGCTCAACCCCATCGACTGGGCGCTGATCGAGCTGACCAAGGACGCCGAGAACCGTTACATCATCGGTAGCCCGCAGAACGGCACCACTCCGACCCTCTGGCGTCTGCCGGTGGTGGAAACCCAGGCCATCACTCAGGACGAGTTCCTGACCGGTGCGTTCTCTCTCGGCGCCCAGATCTTCGACCGCATGGACATCGAGGTTCTGGTTTCCACCGAGAACGACAAGGACTTCGAGAACAACATGGTCACCATCCGCGCTGAGGAGCGGCTGGCCTTCGCGGTTTATCGCCCCGAGGCTTTCGTGACTGGTTCGCTGACCGCCAGCTGATTGGAAGGGGCCGGGAGACCGGCCCCTCTTTCTTTGAGGTGACTATGCCTGACGTAATGATCAAGCCAATTCGCTCATACCTGGACGGCGGTCGCGTGAGAAAGGCTGGTGGTGATGCATACCTTGCATCCGAGCATCTGGCTCGCCAGTTGGTGGCGCGCGGTCTTTGCCAGATTGTGGAATCAGAGATCCCAAAGCCTGTGGCTGGCGAGTCGCCGTCTGCATCGCAAGCGGCCCCAGCCTCACAGCAGAAGACTGCGAACGAGTCAGGCGATGGCGAGCAGCCGCGCCGCAGAGGGCGGCCATCTGCACGAACACAACGTTCCGACTGACCCCCTGGGCTGATGCGCTGTGGGCAATGGATAAGGCCTGGTGGGAGAAATACGCCGCCGAGGCTAAAGCAAACTTCTGTGGCGAGCTTCTGACACTCAGCGCCAACCCCTTCGGAATCAAGACGGCGCGCATCGAGCATTACAGGAACTCAGGTGGCGGCGCAGTTTCCTTGGCCATCGCCAGGGGTGCCAAACGCATCATCCTGCTGGGCTATGACATGCAGAAAACCAATGGTCAATCGCACTGGCACGGCGACCACCCGAAGGGGCTTGGGAGCGCCGGCAAGATCGCGGAATGGCCATCCGAGTTCGAGCGCCTGAAGCGCAACAACCCGACAATCGAGATCATCAATTGCACTCGCGAAACAGCGCTGACCTGCTTCGCTCGACGCCCGCTGGAGGAAGTGCTGAATGAGCCTGATCCCGCTTGATACAGCAAAGTCCTTCCTTGATGTGATCCATGAATGGGATGACGCGAAGCTCCAATTGCTGCTGGACGGGGCCGAAGACGAGGCCTGCCAATTCATGTGGCGCCAGTCTCTTGATGGCCTTTGTAAATGCGAAGAGAGCAGTGAGGTAGTCAGCAGCGAGCCAGGCATTCCGCCTAGCGTGGTCATCGGAGTGCTCCTTTTGCTTCAGGCCAGCTATCAGGCTGCTCCCGATGAAATCGCAACGCTACGCAAGGCGGCCGAAGTGAAGCTGATGCCGTACCGATGCGGCCTGGGGGTTTGAATGCTGACCTATCGAATGCGTCACCGCATTCAGTTTCAGCGGCAGGTCCACACACAAGACCCTGACACGGGGGAAGAGACGACGACCTGGGAGACGGTTCTGTTCTCCGGTCACGCCGACCTGCCCGCAGAGGTTCTGACTGGGCCGGGTCGCGAGTTGATCGCTGCCGACGCTACGCAGGCGGAGACCACTGCCAGGATCAATTGTCGGTGGTTCCCCGTAGAACGGTTGGAACTGTACACCTGGCGGGTCATCTGGGATGGCCGAGTCTACAACATCACCAGCGCAGAGACCGATGTCACCGCTCGCCGTGAGTGGCGTCTGCGCTGTTCTGATGGATTGACGGACGGACGGTAACTATTTGGCCCGAAAGGGCGCTCAACACGCAGCTAGGCCCGTACAGCCGAACGGCGGATGTCCGCTCATCCGTCCGCCCCGCTGCGTTTCTATTCGTCTGATGAGCGAGGTAACGATATGAGCAGCAACGTCATTCCGTTTCACTACCAAGGCCAACCTGTGCGCTTCAACAGCGAAGGCTGGATCAACGCAACCGACATTGCGGCGGCTCACGGCATGCGACTGGACAACTGGCTACGCAACAAGGAAACAGAGGCCTACATCGAGGCACTGGCGCGCCATCTAAATACCTCAGATTCGAGGGATTTGATTCGTGGTCAGCGCGGGCGCGGTGGTGGCACCTGGCTTCACCCGAAGCTGGCAGTGGCATTCGGTCGCTGGGTATCGCCTGACTTTGCTGTCTGGGCAGACCTGCACATTGATGCACTGCTGCGCGGCGAGCTTACAGAGAAACAAGCGTTCGACCGGGCGTGTAAGCAGCTTGAGGATGGTCGCCAGTTGGCCAGCATGCACGGTAAGGGCCTGGCGGATTGGAAATTCAAGAAACCTGTGCTGGAGCATCGCGTTGACGAAATGCGAGACCGCCTACAAATGGTGCTTGGGCTAGAAGCCGCCTAACCCCGCCCTGACGAACGAAAGCCCGCCTTGAGCGGGCTTCGTCGTTTCTGGAGATCATGAAATGACCGACGAAGCAATCGAACAAGAAATCCAGGCCAAGGGCCTGACTGCGCCACGCATCACGCCGGCAGACATCGAGGCGAATATCGCTGGCGAGTACTACTTCACTGCGGCTGATGGTGTGAATCAGAGGCCTGACTGCAATCCTGACGCCGTGGTTGCGGGCGTACATGGATCGCTCGGCCTGCTGACCTTCTGCGTACTGGTACTGAAGAACGGCTTCACCGTCACCGGCGAGTCGGCCTGTGCGAGCCCGGCGAACTTCGACGCGGAGATCGGCCGGAAAATCTCCCGGCAGAATGCCGTCTCCAAAATCTGGCCACTGATGGGCTACGAACTGCGTAGCAGACTGGCTGACTGATCCATGCTGATCCGTGGAATGCTCGGCCTCGGCGACTCGATCTATTCCAGGGCATTCCTGAGGAAGTACCCAGGCGCATTCCTCGAAACACCCTGGCCAGAGCTTTACCTCGACCTCGACGTGAAGTGCGTTCGCCCGGCGACGCAGTTGAGAACCCAGGCCAAGAACATCCAGCGCGAGCACGACTGGCACCGCCCTGTCGGCGGCGGCCAAATGCGCATCGCCTACGGCCGAGACCCGATCATTCAGGGGCTGCGCAAGGCGTTCCGTTGCGAACCCGGCGAGTTCGACCTGCCGGACTTTGGTCCTCCGCCAGTCGATGGGCGCTATGTGCTGGTTCGCCCAGCCACGGTTCGCGCTGAGTGGCGCGCAGACACGCGCAACCCACTGCCCGAGTACATCGCCAGCGCTGCCTCAGAGATGCGCCGCAGGGGCTGGAAAGTGGTTTCCGTGGCAGACCTAGAGCCGGGCAAGGAATGGGCGCTTGATCCACTCCCGCCGGCAGACATCCAGTTCCACAAGGGCGAACTGCCGGTTGAACAACTGCTGGCGCTACTCCAGCACGCAGATGCCGTGATTGGCGGCATCGGCTGGATCGTTCCGGCCAGCATCGCCGCCAAGGTGCCGGCCTGGATCATCTGCGGCGGCCAGGGCGGCTACAACTCGCCGGAACACATCACCGACAAGTGCATGGACCTGTCCCGCATCACCTTCGCGGTCCCCGACAGGTTCTGCCGCTGCACCCTCAAAGAACACAACTGCGACAAGAGAATCACCGACTACGAAAGAAAATTTTCGAAGTGGGCTGACGCACTTCAAATCGAGATGACACCATGACCACGAAATACGCTCTCGGCTCCGATGAGGGATTGATCCCGACTGTTGACCTCGAATCGCTCTCTTCCTATTTGGTTGACGGTCGGGAGTATGTTGACCTTTGCCTGACAGAAGCAGGTTACGAACGACTCAAACAGCACTTCTTCCGCTTGTTCGAAAGTGAGCAGGAGGGCCAGGCATGACGCACGCTTTGCCGCCTGTGTTGACCGACTGCCTGCTCTGGTCTGAAGAGCTTGGCATGGGCTTCCACCCGCGCCCTCCGATGGACTACACGGGACCGTATTTCGAGAAGTACCAGCTGCTTGACGCTACCCCGATGGGCGCTGCGCTGACCCAGGCTCGTATTGATCTGGTGCGCCGTCACTTTGCCGGCCAGGTGGTAGACATCGGTATCGGCGGAGGCCGTTTCGTCACAGAGTCCGGCGCGATGGGCTTTGACGTGAATCCGGAAGCGGTGGCTTGGCTGAGGGCGCAGGAGCGCTACTACGACCCGTACCAGCACCACGCAGAGGCTGTGACCTGCTGGGACAGCCTGGAACACATTCCCGAGCCGGAGAAGCTGCTCGACCATGTTGGCGAGTGGCTGTTCGTCTCCATGCCCGTCTACAAGGACCAGGCCGATTGCCTGAAGTCGAAGCACTTCAAGCCAGGCGAACACCTCCACTATTGGAGCGTGCGCGGCCTAATCGGCTGGTTTGCAAAGATGAACTTCGGGTGCGTCGAGATCAACGAGCGCGAATCCGACCTCGGCCGAGAAGGGATCACCAGCTTTGCGTTCCGGAGATTCCATGGCTGATACCGTTGAGTTCAGCATGACCGGGATGGATGAGGTCATCGAGAAGCTGAGCCAAATGTCGCCGATGGTGAAGAAGAAAGGCGGCCGTCGTGCCCTGGCAAGAGCAGCCTCAATAGTCCGCGCTCAGGCGCGTCAGAATGCGAGAGGGATTGACGATAAAACCACTCGCGAGATGATCGCCAAGAACATTGCGATGCAGTGGATGACCAGGATGAATCGCCAGACCGGCGACCTTGGCTATCGAATCGGAGTCCGCGGCGGCGCTCGGGATATGAGCGAGTACGGAGAACTCAGCGGGGAGGGTAGGAACAATCCCGGGGGCGATACCTGGTACTGGCGGCTGGTTGAGTTTGGCACAGAAAGAACGCGGGCGAAGCCGTTCATGCGGCCAGCGCTTGAGACCACCGTTCAGGAAGCGACGAATGCGTTTGCCATCGAGCTAGAAAAGCAAATAGACAAAATTCTGGAGGGGTGATGTACCCGCCAATCTTTAAGGTCTGCTCAAGTAGTCCCGCTGTTACCGCGATCCTTGGCGCGTCCCCGCTGAGGATGTATCAGTTTGGCCTGGCCCCCCAGCTCGTCGTCAAACCGTATGCAACATGGCAGACCATATCGGGATCGCCCGAGAACTACCTATGGGGCCGCCCTGACGCCGATGGGTTCACCATCCAGGTGGACATTTTTTCGGCTACTGCTGCTGAGGCGCGAGATGCCGCCAAGGCCATCAGGGATGCGATTGAGCTTTCAGCCTATGTAGTCCGCTGGGGAGGGGAATCTGTTGACCCTGATACCAAGACCTATCGAGTCAGCTTTGACGTCGACTGGATAGTCCAGCGATAGACCAACCAATACCGACCAACCCGCCATGTGCGGGTTTTTTTGTGCTTCAAGAAACCCGCCACAGGAGAAACACAATGGCAATTTTGGCTCAAGGAACTCAGATCTATGCCCTGGTTCCGTCCAGAGATTCTAGCGGCAGCCCGACTGGCGATCATGAGGTCATCGAGGTCGAGTGCGCTACCGCGTTCAACCCCGGTGGAAACCCTGCCGACCAGATCGAAACCACATGCCTTAGCGAAACTGTTCGGCGCTACCTGCGCGGGCTGCGCACGCCGGGGCAGGCTTCGCTGACTCTCAACGCCGACCCGCGCAACAGTTCCCATATCCGCCTCTACCAACTGTCCGAGTCTGACGATCAGATCGACCAGGACATCGCTTTCGCGGTTGGCTGGTCTGACGGGATCGGCATTGCACCCACCGAGGCGCAGGACAGCAACGGCGACTGGGACTTTGTTCTGCCGCCGACGCGCACTTGGTTCGTCTTCCGCGGCTATGTGAGCGACTTCCCGTTCGATTTCGCGGCCAACGCTGTTGTCACTTCCACTGCAACCATTCAGCGCTCCGGCGGTTCCGCCTGGATCCGCAAAGCCGCTTAAGGAGTGGTCATGCATCTGTCGATTGATTCGCTTAAAGAAGCTGGCGCCTTCACCGGGGCTCCCATCGAGAAAGAGATCACCTGGAAGCAGGGCGACAAGGAACTGACTGCAACCGTTTACGTCCGGCCCCTGTCGTACAGCACCGCTGTCTCTGACCTCCTTGCGATGAATGGCAAGGTCGATGGCGTAGCAGGACGTATCGCTGCGTCAATCGTGGATGAAGAGGGTAAGCCGGTATTCACGCCGGCAGATATCACCGGGGAGGCCGACCCCGGGCGTGGCGCCTTGGATGGAAACCTGACCATCGCCCTGCTCACTGTGATAGCTGAGGTGAACAACCTGGGAAAGACGACCAGCTCAGCGAACTAGATGAGGTTTGGCATGAGCTGGTGATGTGCGGGATTGGCGGAAGAACCATTGCGGAAGCCAAGTCCCGCCTCAGCTACCGGGAGTTCCTGAGCTGGTGCAAGTTTCGGAACAAGCGGGGGAGTCTCCATGTAGGCATGAGGGTAGAGCGCGGAGCAGCACTGCTCGCTGCGCTCTATGCCAACTCACATAGCAAGGAGACGTACAAGCTGTACGACTTCATGCCGCATGAAGAAGAGCCCGTAATCAGTCTAGATCAGGCCCTTGAGACCTGGGCCTAGTCCTTCGTTTTGCCCGGAGCGTTCCGGGCTTTTTCATTGGAGCCCGCAATGGCATCACGCAGCCTGGGGACGCTTACGCTCGATCTCATCGCCAAGGTTGGCGGCTTCGTGGCCGGCATGGAGAAGGCCGAGCGCACAGCAAAGAAAGGTGCTAAGGAAATTGGCAGCGCCGCCGATGCCGCATCGCTGGCCTGGGGGAAGCTTGGTGAGGTCGCTGCGGGCGCCCTCTCAGGAATCACTGTTGGAGCAGTTTTCGGTGCAGTGATCAGAAACACCAAGCAGATGGAGAAAGAGCAGGCGCAACTCGAAGCCGTTCTGCGCTCGACGGGAGAGTCTGCTGGTTTCAGCCGAGAACAGCTGAACGAAATGGCCTCGTCCATGGAGAGGACTAGCACTGTATCTGCCGGAGAAATCAACCAGGCACAGACCAACCTGCTGGCCTTCACTGGCATTGTTGGAGAGCAGTTTCCTCGCGCGCTTCAATCCGCCATTGACATGGCGGCGCGCACTGGAACTACTGTAACGTCCGCTGCCGAGACAATAGGTCGTGCCCTTGATGTTCCATCCAAGGGTCTTACCGCTCTGAGCAAACAAGGGTTTCGGTTTACAGAGGAACAGAAGAAAGCTGCTGAACAGCTTGAGGCAACTGGACGCACTGCTGAAGCTCAGGGAATTATTCTCAAAGCCCTTGAGGAGTCATATGGGGGGGCTGCTGCGGCTTCGCGCGATACCTTTGGCGGGGCCCTCATGGCTCTGCAAAACACCATTGACGGACTGTTGACAGGAAGCGAAGGAAGTCTGGACGGTGCCAAGGTTGCTATCGATGATCTCAATAGGGCATTGAGCGACCCCGCTACAGCGGAATCCGTCTCCAAACTTTTCGACCTGCTCGCGCAGGGAGCGTCAACCGTAGTTGATTCCTTGCCGTTCCTGATTGATGCGGGGGATGGCGTGGTGCGGGTATTCAGTATCGCGGCCGATGCCCTGGTAGGCGTTTTTGCCACTGCGACCATGCACGCGCAGGGGCTGGCCGCCTCAATGTTCGAAACGCTTTCGCTGCTACCAGACGCCCTTGGCGGGGATGATTTCGCAGCTAGAGCTGCTGAATACCGCGCAAGTGCTGCCATAAATCTGGGAGTAGCCAAAGAGGCTGCTGACGGCATTCGAGACGCGCTTGAGCGACCTCTTGCTGGATCCGCTATAGCAGATGCAGCCAGCAAGACGAAGGAGCTGAATAAGGCGAAGAAAGAGAGCAAGGATCTCGATGATGCAGCGATAAGCGCTGCTGCCAAAGTGGCTGGCGCAAGGAAAGAGGCCGAAGCTGCCGCAAAGCGTCAGCAGCAGGCGGTCGCCAGTCTTATTTCATCCATGCAACTGGAGGCTGCCACTGTTGGCATGACCGCCAACGAGCAGAAGCTTTACAGACTTCAATTGGACGGAGCAACTGCCTCTCAGTTAGCGCAGGCAAAGGCAGCCATTGAGACTGTCGAGTCCTTCAAGCAACAACAGAATGCCCAGGAAGATTACAGGAAGCTGGTCCAAGACCTCAGGACTGACGAAGAGCGCCTGCTCGATACAACGAAAGAGCGCCTTGCTGTTCTTGACGCAATGCAGGGTCTGAGCGACGAGGAAAGAAATCGTGTCGCTTCGCGGATCGTGTCTGACTCGTTCTCTGCTCCGCCTTCTTTCGGTGGCGCAGACGCTGTAGTCGCTGGGCCTCAAGGTGAACTCGACAAGATCGACAAGGCAGAGGAAGAACTTGAGAAGTGGTATCAAACCCAACTCGATCTTCTGAATGCCAATCGAGAGGCAAAAGCTGAATTGACTGCTCAATGGGATGAGCAGGAATTGAAGCTAAAGCAAGAGCACGAAGAGGCCTTGGCCGCCATTGAGCGTTCCCGTCAGCAAGTGACGATGAGCGCCAATGAGCAGTTCTTCGGAAACCTGAGCGGCTTGGCCAGGACTTTCTTCGGAGAGCAGTCGGGACTCTACAAGGCGGCGTTTGTCGCCGAGAAATCCTACGCGATTGCGAAAACACTGCTGAATGCTCCAAAGACCGCCTCTGACGCTTATTCAGCGATGGCGGGGATTCCTGTTATCGGTCCCGCACTGGGGATTGCGGCTGCCGCTGCGGCTGTTACTGCCCAGCTTGCCCAGGTTGCAGCAGTGAAGAACGTAAACCTATCTGGCATGGCCCACGACGGTATTGATGCTGTTCCGGAGACCGGCACCTGGCTGCTCCAAAAGGGGGAGCGGGTAACGACCGCAGAGACGAGCGCAAAGCTCGACAGGACGCTTGATGACGTTCGGTCAAACCAGGGACAGAGCGGGAATACCACCGTCAACATCGTGGAGAACAAAGCCCGTGCAGGCCAGGTGGAGCGCCGGAGAGATGGGCGACAAGAGTTCCTGGAAGTGTTCGTGGCTGACATCAATGGCGACGGCCCGGCATCCAGAGCGATTGCCCAGGCATTCGGAATTCGAAGGAGCGGGACATGAAGCAGTACCCAAATATCTGCCCGCCTCAGCGGGAGGGCTATGGGCTTACCCCTGTTAGCCCTCTAATCCGCACGGAGATGCAGACGGGGAGGGCGAGGCAGAGGCGTCACTTCACCGCTACTCCAACTATGGCAAGCGTCAGGTGGAGGCTCGGCGACAGCGAGGCAATGCTGTTTGAGGCATGGTTCCGCGATGTTCTAGTGGATGGTTACCACTGGTTCGAATGCCCGCTAAAGACGCCGGAGACTCCTGATGGTTTGCGTGCGTATGCCGCCAGATTCACCGACATCTATGATGGTCCAAAGCTGGTCAGCGGCAGTATCTCGCTCTGGGATTTCACCGCCACGCTGGAACTGCGTGAACGCCCCATCATCGACCCAGGCTGGGCCGAGATTCTGCCCGAGTACATCCTCCTCGCCGACATCTTCGACATCGCGATGAACAGGGAGTGGCCTCGACATGGCGACGGCTCTTGAGCGCTTCTATGCCTCCGGCGGTGAAGACCAGCAGTTCGCCACGGTCGAGTTGTCATGCCCGGCGTGGCCGGAGCCTATCCTCATCTGCCAGGGCTATGACGACATCACCTGCATGACCGAAGACGGGCGGCTGCTGACGTTCATTGCCGGTGCGATCGATGTCTCGATTCCGAAGCGAGACAACAGCGGAAACCAGAACGTCGGATTCGCAATCGACAACGTGACCGGATTCGCGCAGCAGCGTATCAACGAAGCCCTGGAGGCTGGCGAGTATGTGACCCTGATCCTGCGGATGTACCTGGAGAGCGATCTCACAGCGCCCGCTGAGCGGCCATACCGCATGAGGGTCAAGACGCCGGGTTTCGAGGGTCTCACTGTTCAGGTCGAGGCCGGTTACTACGACCTCATCAATACCGCCGCGCTGCGCCACATCTACAACGTCAGCGAGTTCTCCGGACTCAAATACTGGCCTTGATCCCATGCCGAACAGATACCTCACCGCCATCTATACCGAGGGCGGGCGGGCACTGCCGTGCCTGGACTGCTGGGGCCTGACGCTCATAGCGCGGGTTGAGCTGTTCGGACTGCCGATGCTGACCGACTTCGATGGTGTCACGCGACTCACCCCGGTTTCGATGCAGCGGGCGTGCGATACGGAGATCCAGCGCGCGCTCGAGCAATGCGAGCCAGGACCTGGGGTCATCGCCGCGGCCTATAGAGGGCGGCTGCTCGATCACGTAGGTCTGCTGGTCGAGGTGGATGGACGCCTGCGGATTCTCGAAATCAACCCGGGAAGCGGGGTGTCGCTCACCCCGCTCCAGATGTTCTCCGACAAATATTCCAAGGTGGTCTTCTACCGTGATCGAAATCTACCCATCGCTCCTTGACGGAGAACCGCTGGAGCGGCATCCGATCGGTCGCAGGATGACGATTCATGCCTGGCTGACCGCGAATTCTCCTGGGTACCGCTGCCACGATGTCCACCCGTTCTCCATCGGTGTTGTCCCCGCCGAGGTTGCGCTCTGCGGTGACCTGACCGACAAGCAGAAAAAGGCGCATGAGGAGTTCGTCCACCCCGGCGAGTGGGCCGAGCGCATCATCGACCGCGGCGACATTGTGAGGATCTACAAGCTCCCGCGCGGGACTGATCCGTTCACGATTACTGCGGCCCTTTTCAAGGGGGCGCAATCGGTTTTTCGGATGCTCATGCCTCAATTGCCCGGCATGCCGACGAACCCCGGGCAGGGCGCGTCGCTCTCTGAAACCAGCGCGCGCGGGAACAAGGTAAAACTCGGCGATGCGATCCGCGAAGTTGCTGGCCGTCGTCTGATTTATCCCGACTACATCCTGCCGCCCAGGAAGTATTTCGCCGGTCCGCGTGAGCAGTGGACCGAAATGCTGTTGTGCATTGGCCGTGGTCGGTTCCAGATCGCCGAAGGGGCAGCGAAAATTGGTGACACGTCGTTCCTGGCACTGGGCGCTGATGCCTCTTTCCAGATTTTCGAACCAGGGCAGAACGTCAGTGGGCACCCGGCATCGGTCTGGTGGCACCTGGTTGAGGAAGTGGGTGCGAGTTCAACGGGTAATGCCGGTCTAGATCTGACCGAGAGTTCCAATCTCACCCCGAACCCGTCGGCAACTACGTTCACGTTTTCCGGAGCGAACATCATCATTTCTGCCGGAGCCGGTTCGTTCCCCTCTGACTGGGTTGCGGGGACGATCCTGCGGGTTGAAGCGATGTACCCCTATTCGGTGAATGATGGCGGCGGGACGGATCGCGACGTCGTGACGGGGGATATCGCTCAGCTCGGGCTGGATGTTGGCGATGAGATCGAGGTGGTCGGCACCAACGGCGGCCTTTACCTGGTGAACGACATCGCCTCGACGTCGATGACGCTCAACTACAGCAACGGTTCGCCGGCCAATGCGTTGCAGACCGGCTCCGGCAATGCAGCAATCGGCCCGCGCGGCCTGCGCTATCGGATCACGGCGTACAGCGCGCAGCAACTCACAGTCGAGCGGCTGACCAGTGCGGGCGGTGTTGATGTTGACTGGCCAGGATTCACCGCTCTCAACTCGTCTACGTCCAGAGTCACCATCGATCCGACCAGCCTAGAAGGGGGCTGGCGCGGTCCCTTCCCGGCGTGCCCTGTGTCGGAGAAGACCAACTTCGTCGAGATCGACGTATTTTGCCCAGAGGGGCTTTGCGGTGTAGGCAGGGAAGGACAGATCTACCAGATCAGCACCTATTACGACATCCAGTGGCGAGACATGGCCATCGGCGGCGCATGGACGACGGTCAGTAAGAACCATGCTGGCAGTTCTCTCGACCAGCAGGGTTTTACGGACGGCATCTCGCTGCCGTACATGATGCGGCCCGAGTTTCGCATCAGAAAAGTGTTCGTCAACCAGGGCGGCAACTCAACATCCGAGTACCGAGACCGCACCCAGTGGTACGGGATGCGCGCGCGCCTCCAGGCTCCGTCGTCCTACGCCGGCGTCACAACAATGGCTGTTCGATATCGGTCGTCTGACCGTATCGCGGCGCAGACAGAAAGCCGCGTCTCGGTAGAGGCTACCCGCATGCTACCGACTCGGCAGAACGGTGCATGGACACCCGAGATAGCAACGCGAGACATCGTCCCATTCCTCTGCTACATCGCGAAGGAACGCGGCTACACCGATGCGGATCTCGATCTTGAGGAACTCGATCGGCTGGACGCAATCTGGAAGGCCCGCGGCGACACGTTCGACATGATCTACGAGGACGGCAAGGTCACGGTCGCGCAGATAATGGATGACGTTCTTGCAGCCGGATATGCGGAGAAGACCATTAAGCGCGGCGTGATCTCTGCGGCCAGGGACGAGCCCAGGACCACGTTCGGGCACATGTACTCGCCGCAGAACATGGATGGTCCACTGAGGATCAGCATCAGCGCGCCGTCTGAGGACGACTACGACGGCGTCGATGTAGAGTTCGTCAATGCCAACGGCTGGATCGAAGATACCGTCCAGTGCCGCCTGCCCGGCGATGTTGGCAGGAAGGTCGAGAAGATCACGGCTGTCGGCGTGACAGACCGTAACAGGGCGTGGCGCTACGGAATGCGTCGCCGGATGGCGCAGCGATATCGGCGAACAGAGTACTCGTTCGATACCGGGCTCGACGCGCTGAACAGCGAGTTCTGGGATTATGTGGCCCTCGCCGGCGATGTTCCAGGCCCTGGGCTGGCGCAGAGCGCATATCTGAAATCGTTCGTGATCTCGGGAAACTCGGTGCTGATCGAGTCCAGCGAGCCGCTCGACTGGTCACTGCTGAACTCGCCAGCGCTCTACCTGCGGCGCCCAGACGGAACGGTTTCCGGTGGATATCCGGCGTCGAAGATCGACGACTACCGGCTGAGCATTCCCAGCATCGATTTCGTCCCTGATGTTTCGTGGGAAATCGAACCGCCGCACCTGCTGCTGGGAAATCCATACCCGGCCCTGATCAGTTCCATCGACCCAAACGGCAATACCTCGGCATCCGTTCGTGCGGTGAACTACGACCCCAGGGTCTACACCTACGACAACGCCAGCGCACCAGACTGACCGCACACACAAATCCAGAGCCCGCCATAGAGCGGGCTTTTTCATACCCGGAGAATTTGCATGACTACATACGCCACTGGCAACCCGCTTGGCTCCAAAGACCCGCGTGATCTGTACGATAACGCCGAGAACTTCGATGCGGCGATGAATGACCGGGTAAACACTACGTGGAATGATCGTTTCGGCGTTAGTCGCCCAACGATGAAAGGGTATGAGGAACAGTTCAACGACTGGCTGGACGCCCAGGGCTTCGAGCCAGGTTTCCTCGTGTACGTCGACGGCTCCCCGCTGACCGTAGATCGCCCGACCCAACTGATCCAGCGCGGGGACAACATCTACAGCGTCAAGCGCCCGGCATCGTTCCCCGTCAATCTGACCGGGAACTGGGTGACGGACCAGAACCTCCTGGTAGCGCAGGTTGACCGGACGCTGCAAGCCACCCTGCCTACCAGCGCTGGCGCAGGGATGATCGGCTATCGCGAGCGCACCGTAGCCGACCGCCTCAACGATACTGCGAACGTAAAGGACTACGGAGCAATCGCAGATGGAGCGTATCACCCGCTGTCAGAGCGGTTCGCAACACTCGCGGATGCGCAAGTGGTTTACCCACACGCCACTGCGCTGACCGACAGTATCGACTGGGCGGCGTATCAGGCGGCAATCAACTCTGGATCTCCGCATGTGCATGCGCCAGGCGGCCACTACGTCATGAATCGCGGAACTCTCGCTGAGCGGGATATTCGGTATACCGGTGATGGTTATGCCACACGCGTGGATTTCAGCCTGGCAGATGGACCCGGTAGCTGCATGCTGACGCAGGGCGAGCTTACGCAAATCGGCGACCTGTCGGTAAGCGTAGTGAAAGGGGCGCGCACATTAACCTTCGCTGCCGCCCCGGACCTTGTACCAGGTGATGTGGTCGTTGTGTACAACCCAACTAATGGATCGTGGCTGGCTGACCGCGATCCGTATCGCGCTGGTGAGATGTGGAAGGTTCATTCGGTTAGCGGCAACACCGTTACGATCTACGGCAACAGTTCGTCGGTGTACCTGTTCACCGAGGTTGACGTATACCGCCTGCGCGGCGTGCGTGTCTCTGTTGATCAGATGCATTTCTCGCCGTCTGACACATATTCCATTGCGCCGTTCAAGGTTGTTTTCGGCGATGGCGTTAGAGTTTCGAACTACTACGCCAGCGATGTCTCGCTTTACACGGGGCTAGAGGTAGAGCGTTGTTTTGACGTGTCGATCAATGCATCCTCAACTCCAAACATGTCTCCTGCCGTCAACGATGAATATGGCATGACTATCTCGAACTGCCATAACTTCTCAGTTTACGGTGGTTACGCGGCAGCAACCAGGCATGCCGTGGCGCTGGGCGGAATGGATGACGTATGCTGTGTGCCCAATCGTAACGGCCTGATATACGGCATGCACATTGAAGGTATTGATATCGCGTCGGATATTGGTGCAGGTGATATGCATGGCAATGCCGACAAACTCACATACGACAACTGTGAGTTTCGGAACGGAGTCATTCTTCAAGGGCGCGATGCCACCGTCCGTAACAGCACGATCTACGGAGTATCAAGCACGTCCGGCGAAGCGCTCTACGGAACCGAGATTTATGGCGGAACGTACACAATCGAGAATAATCGTTTTATCAGCTATGGAAACGGAGCATCTTTCGGCATCATCCATATTTCACCGGGGACAAGCCAACGCGAAGCGCTGCTCATCATCGCGAGAAATAACACATTCGAACTGCCGAACGCGACAGGATCGACCAAGGTGTTGTTCCTGCGTGGACGCAATAGTCCTCTCCCTTGCAGCGTGAACATCGATGGCATGCATGTCCACATGGCGCCTGTTGCGATGCAGTGCTTCCTTTTCGCAGATGACCAAGTTGCGGCCACTCTGAACAGTAACTATCTGATCATTGACGGCGTATATGGGCCTAGTGGTACGTACCTGCTGTATCCAACCTCGAAGAATGCCGCCATACCGACCAGGCAGATGCACCAGTCCGGCGCGGTGAACGTGACTACTACGGCTTCCGCTACGGTTGCAGCCCCAGCTCAGACCATTCGCTACCCATACTCCAAGATACCTAACGTTAGCGTGCAGGTTTCCAGTCAGTCGGGCGGTGATCAGAGCGCAATCGGGTCAATCACCCCTGTGGCGATTGCATACAATGTGCAGCCGAACAGCATCAGGCCTGCAATCATGGCGCCCAGCGGATCGTTCGCGGCCGGAGGCTCCGCTCGTCTTCACTGGTCTGCTAGCCTAGATGATATTTGATATTTAGGTCTGGGCGCTTTTCTGGCCCGGGCCTATTTTAAATGTCCTGATAGTATGTCGCTATAAAAAGAACAAGGATGAATGCTGCTATTGATATTATTTTTGTTATCTGGTCGAAGATTGTGCGAAGCATTTAATTGTCCTCGATTTTAAGATTAGATGATGAGTAAAGCCCAAGTGCGGCAGGTAGTAATAAATATGTAAAGTATTTCCCAACAAGAAGAAGCACTATTGTCACTGCGAGAATTGAGAATGCGGATATTTCTCTATTAGTCTGCGCGCTTCCGAGTGCTATATTTATTCCTAGTTTTACGGTGGGACCTATTGAGATGATGAGTATAAACAAGAATCCGAATAGTCCTAGGTCGGTCCATGCTGAAAGGATGTTGTGTATGTACTCGCCTTTTTCATATTTTCCATAGTTTCCTAGTATTGGGCTTTCCATTATCTTGTTTAGTCCTTCAGATGCTATACGGCTCCGCTCATTGCTCGAATTGTCATGCTGAAGATCAAGCAGATTTGCTACTCTGCTATCTGGAATCTCCACTATTCCAGAGCTAATTGTTGCAACTGATCCTGCTGCAACTATGATAAGGGCAAGTATAGGGAGTCCCTTGTTTTTTGACGACAGAAACTCGTAGGTTGCCGCAAATAGAGCGTATGCAACGAATTCGCTTCTCGCACCATTTATGTAAAGGCAAGCTATCGCTACAGCATGCGCAATGCATCTGGTAGGCAGTGATCGTACTCCCGTGACAAGAACAACCGAAAGCAGCAAGTAACAGAGGGCGAAGGTTTGATATCCCGGTATCTTATCTACGTCGCTGGGGAGTTCTCTAAGCGAGAATCTTCCGTCTACAGTAAATATAAGAATGCATGCGGATGAAGCAATCCACGCAGTTTTAAGAGCTAGCCCAGGTAGTCGGTCAACTCTGAAAGCACCCTTGCATATAAGAAAAACGGCTGCGCATTGTGCGATTGAAACCATGTGCCATGTGAAGATATAGCTATCTTCTTCGCTGTTGAGAACTACGACGCACAGGAAGAATAGAAGGAATCCAAAGTACGTCAGATCAATTACAGCTATTCGTCCTGTTCTGAGCGTAGTCCACAGATATAGCGGAGCAAGTATTGCGAGCGCGGCTGCGGATGTTTTTCCAAAGTATCCAGTAATAAGCGCCTGGATCAGTCCATTTGTTGTCGCTACGTAATAAAGAATCGTTCCTGGGAATAGGAGAAGGAAAAGGATGTATGGGGCGGTTGAAAACGGAAGCTTGGTCCTATTCATGCGTATTGCCTTTCTCCATTCCTTAAAACGTGGCGCGTCATGGTACGCGCTTCATTCATGCTAGTCATTGGATAGTGAATCGCCATGCCCATCACCGAGCAGCAACTGCTGCATATCCTCCCGAACGCCGGCCCTCGAGCCGGCGTTTTTGTTGGTGCGCGTCACGCAGTACCTCGCCGATCCCTGCGCAGGTAAGACTCCCTTTCCCGCCGAGCGGCGAGCCGACCGCTGGCCCGCACCGCAATATCGACCGGTATTCCGGCTTTGATGCGCTGGTGGGCGGTAGAGACGTTGACTCCGAAGTGGGCGCAGGCCTGGGCAATGCTGGTGAACTGAGTGCCGTCGATCTCGACTCGGGTCAGGCGTCGCTGGTTCTCGGACGCTTGCTGCTGAATCGTGGCCCATCGGCAGTTTTCAGGACAGTAGTCACCGTCTGGGTCGATTCGATCGATGCTGTACCTCCCAGCAGGCCGAGGCCCCATGTCTTTGAGGAAAGCCTCGAACGACTCTTTCCAACGTTCGCAGACCTTGATACCGCGACCGCCCCAGTTAGGGAAGTCCTTGTACTTCTCGTCGTAGCACCTGCGTTTCATGCCTAGCCAGGTTCTGTACTCCGGGGTTTTCAACCCTCGACGGCTGTGTCCGTGCGCGGTGACTTTGGCTGCACGCTTCCTGACGAATTCCCTATTTGAGCCAAGTGCTGAAGCCCATTCGCTGGCGAGGCACCCGCATGAACGTGTCGAGCCGCTTCGCAAGTTCGACGAGTTCACCTTTACCTCGGCTCCGCACTCGCACCGGCAGAGCCAGACAGATCCTCCGTTTTTCCCGGGAGAGTCGTAGGCGACCACCAAAAGGCGCCCATAGCGAAGCCCGGAGATATCGATCCGTTTCATTTCATTCACCTATTGAGAGAGGGACCGCCGATGGCAGTCGTTTCCGAGAAAACCGCTGGAGGGAGGAACGTTCTTGCGTTCCTGGACATGCTTGCGTGGTCTGAGGGGACCAGCACGATCAGAGGTAGCGACAACGGCTACAACGTTGTTGTCGGTGGAGGGCTGTTCAATGGGTACGCTGATCACCCGCGCCTGAAGGTCTATCTGCCTCGGTACAAGGTTTATTCAACTGCGGCAGGCAGGTATCAGCTTCTTTCGAGGTACTGGGATGCCTACCGCGAAAGCCTGGCGCTGAAAGGCGGCTTCACCCCGGCTAACCAGGATCTGGTGGCGTTGCAGCAGATTAAGGAGCGCCGCGCGCTGGCAGATATACAGGCCGGTCGCTTGGCGGATGCCGTGCAGAAGTGCTCCAACATTTGGGCCAGCCTGCCGGGGGCTGGTTACGGCCAGCGCGAGCATTCTCTCGATGACCTGACAGCGCACTATCTTGCAGCGGGCGGGGTGCTGTCGTGATCTCGGCCCGTGTTGTCTCGATCGCGCTGGCCTGCCTGGTGCTGGTCGGCCTCGGCACCGCCGGCGGTGTCTGGATCGGTGCGCGGCACTACCGGCCGCAGTTGGATGCCGCGAGCGCGGATCTGGCTGCCTGCCGTGCCTCCCGGGGAGAGTTGGAGTCCGCAGTGGCAGAGCAGGTCCGGCAGGTTGCCGCGCTGCGCATGGCCGACGAGCAGCGCGCCCGGGATGCCGCGCAGGCTGTGGAGCGGGGGCGGCAGCAGGCCGCGGAGCAGTATGCCGGAGCCCAACGCCTGCTGAGTCAGCGAACCGCCGGTGAGCAGTGTGCGGCCGCCGAGGCGGTCATCGATCAGGAGCTGGGTCTATGAGGGTGGCGCTGATGCTGATGATTGTCGCGCTGGTGGGATGCGCCGGCCGGCAGGAAGCCGAGCCGCGCACGGTGCGCGTAGAAGTTCCGGTGGCGGTGCCGTGCCGAGCGCCCGCGGTCGAGGTGCCGGCCTGGGCAGCGGCTGGGCTGAAGAAGAGCGACGACCTACAGACCAAGGTCCGCGCGCTGCTGGCAGAGCGTCGGCAGCGGATCGGGTATGAAGCCCAACTGCTGGCTGCCAACAGGGCCTGTCAGAATTAGGAGTAGACTACGGCCTTTTCCTACGGAGCAGGGCGATGCTGGTCATTCGATTCAAGGGCTGGTCGGTGAAACTCGACCACCAGGTGGGCAGCGCTGGGAAGTTCGGCATCTGGTCGTTCCACGGTTCGGAGAGCAGCTACGTGCCGGACATGGAGACGATTCTCCGGCATGCAGCTATTCGGCCTGCGGAGCCGAAAGAAGGCGGGGAGGTCGAGGTATTCATCTGTGATGCACGGATGGCGCAGGACGAATGGCGGGCGGTAGGGACCGGCGTTGCGGCCTATGAGTCGGACCGCTGAATATTGACCGTGACGGAAACGTGAAGCACGGAAATGGAAAACGTGAAAAGGAATTTCACGATTGGCACAGTTTAAGTGATTGCGGTCGGCGTAAACTGTTGTAATATAAGAGCTTCTGAGGTGCGAGACAGGATTTAGGTTCCAGCGCCGCAAGGCGTGAGAGTTCGAGTCTCTCCGTCCGCACCACCTTCAGGCTCGGCTTGTCCGGCCGCTGCGGTTGAAGCCGGAACGTCCGGCACGATTCACGATATGGTGGGCGTAGCTCAGTTGGTAGAGCACAGGATTGTGGCTCCTGGTGTCGTGGGTTCGATTCCCATCGTCCACCCCATATTTCGAAGCGCCAGGCCTTGTGCCTGGCGTTTTCGTTTGCGCTTCTCGATCTCTTCTCCGCTTGCCTTTCCGGCACCCAACCCGCCCTCATGGGGCGACGGCAGGTTGAACTTGTTCCAGCTCCGGCGCTCTTAAGCGAGCCCGTCGTTCCTGGCGGGTCCGTATATGCAGTCTGGGTGAAGCGACATGTCGATGAAATGGACCGAGCAGCGCTTGCGCAAGGCTCTCAAGCAGATGGCGAACAATCATGAATCGGCTGCGGTCGAGGTCATGCGCGCCGTCGAGCGGGCGAACGATCCGAAGCTGGCGCAGCGCCTGCTCGAGGTGATCGAGCAGATGCACCAGGATGCCGATGCGCTGCGCTCCATCGACGACGAAATCGCCAGCGGCGTGATCCGTTGCCAATGA